TCTTCTTAAATATATTCATTTATATATATCAGTAATATAAAATGCTTGGTTGGATTTTATATTATGCTTTACCTAATTTTAGCGATATTGTGGTTTTTATCGTTGCGAAAACTCTATTGAATAGGGTGTGGTAAGCGTGGTAAGGTGGTAAGGGTTTTTGATTTAGTATAATTTTTTAAAACACCTAACTTGCTAACACTTTTGTTAGGTTGTTAGGAGTTTTCCATTTTCAAATTAAGCAAAAAAGCATCACCACCTCACCACCTTACCACACTAGCGTTGACTAACAAAGTTCGCAACAATCTCATCATAGGATAATCCACTTTCTTTCTTAACACGACTCATAAAATCATAATAATCTGTTAAGTCCTGCCCGTGATTGAGCATCTGCGATAGACGCATAACATCGTGCGCTCCGCATGTCGCCTTGTCCGACCCCTTGCTCTGGTATTGTACGGGGTTATGAATAACATTAAACTCGCTCTGTGCCTTCAAAAGATTAGTCAAATACGGAACAGCTTCACCTAGCATTTGTCTTGCTTTTGGATTCGTCCATTTCAAAGGTGCGTCAATTTGCGACCCATACGAACAAAAGAACTCAATCGTCTTTCCGTATCTCATAAGAAGAACCCAATGACCATTGTTAGGGGCGTGTTGATATAGCAAAAACACATAGGATTTATCTTTCGGTAAGAGTTGCGTAATCGTCTTATAGTTCTTCAGATCGCTATACTTCATAATCTTAGCGTTGGGATAGTAAGCGCGAATATCATGGTCGTCCATCGGTTCTTCTATAATCTCTTCAACAACAGGAGATTCTTCTTTGCTCACCAAGTCTACATTCGGTCCAAGCGCAGGTTGTTTCGCTCCACCCCATAGAACTTTGATTGCGAGATTGTTTTTAGACATCTTATCGCCTTTCCAATTGCCGGGCATTTTAGTAGCCCTTGCGAGATAAGACTTGCGATGTTTCTTTGCTTCCTTCTCGCCATCTTTCATTCCGTATTCAATAAAATCGCCATACCCTTTGCGTCCAAACTTAACGCCATTCAGTTCTAATTTGTGAACGCCATCGTTCGCATATTTGATTTTATTCCAATCCTTATACCCTGCCTTTTTTGCGAATGCCTTTGCTTGAGCTAGAAAGTCTGCCTTGTTCCCTGAACCCATAAACATCATCGGATTATTTGGGTCAAACGGCATGATTTTAAATTGAGACGGGTCGCCGACAAACTGCGGTTGTGGGGGTAAATCCTCTTCGCTTCCATCACTTAGATCTTTCTCATATTCGTCCTTGCTGACTTCTTTGCCGTCGGCATCATAGTAAACATCTTCATCACCACCCCAATCCCATTCACTCGCAGCCCCTCGCAGATGAAAAAAGGGATACAGCTTCTTCTTACCACCTTCCATCTCATCAGGGTCAGGCGCAGGAGAACGAGCTAATCTTGGTGTATCCGCACCTTCAGGTCCACTATCAGTGTCGGGGTCTTCTTCCGCTTCATCTTCGCTTTCAAGACCCAGTAATTCCGCACAATCAGCGCAAACTTGTCCTTGCTCCGTATCTCTGCGTCCAGCATATTCAGGTGTCCCCCACATAACATCTTGACCACAATTAGCACACACAAAAGCAACATCTCTGCTGAAATCATCTTCAGACTCTTCTTCTTCTTCAGATTCTTCTTCTTCTTCGGTGTCTTCACCCATCGGGTCATCACGAGGAGCAGGGTCAGCACCACCGCACATTATATCAACGCATTTTTGTTCTCCATCTCCAAACAGATTGCTTACATCGTCATCTTCACCATAATAACCACCACCACTCATTTTTGGAACAGGAATGCGGTGTTCTTTAATCGTCGCAACTATTTCTGATTTATCGGCGCGTGTTATACTAGGCAATACAATCTTTTCATGCTCTTTCGCCCAATCCAGTACAGCGTCAACAAGACATCTGCGAGGCAATTCACTAGTCATTTTTTTCAACTCTGCGTCGGTTAGATCGTCTTCTAGTTCAACCACTTCGCGAGAATGCCCGTATGGTTTGCGGGGGAGTTTCCAACCGGGTCTTTTCGGGTTAGGTTCACGCATCGGCATTTTTGATTTGCGGACGCTAGAATTGGGTTGTCGCGGTGTTTTCGGACATTCACGAGACATTCGTTTATCGGGGATATTCTGCGAAGGGCGGATAGGTTGCGTTTGGGAAGGTTCTTCCTCTTCTTCCTCTTCTTCCGATTTCTTCACTTTCGCAAATAACTCCTTGAACTTGGGGTCGCCTAATCGCCCCAATACTTCGCTTCCATCAGCACTTATAACTGCTCGGTCTTCATCTCTATTATTAAATATTGGATTAGGTTCCATAACAAGGTAAACAGGCATACCCTTAAACGCGAACTCGGAAACATCTAATTCTCCCTCCGTCTCTGGACTGCTAAGTATCGCCATCTTCTCCAGCCATGTAGACGCCTTTTTTCCACTTTTAGGTCGTGGTGGTGTTTCCGGTCTGTTCCACGATTTAGTTGGGTCTGCTGCTTCTAACAATTGTTCGTAATTCATTCTTTTACTGACGCCTCCTTCTGATATCATTCGTTTTGGGTTTGGACCTCTATTTGATTTAACATCTTTTTCAAAGTCAGTCAAATAAAGAAGATACTCCTCATCGTGGTCGTCAGACCATTTAGTATACTCTGGTCTATCCCAGAACTTATTAAAAAGTCTCCTCTCTTCTTTGGTGTTTCCTAACCCCCATTCAAAAAAATCCTTATCGCTAATCCAACTCATTTGATTAATATATTTATAAGAAGAAAAATATATTATTCGCTAAACTCATTATTCGCTCATCTCGCTTCCACTCAGAACCTTATTTGTGTTCTTCACATTCTTCGCTGACGCTCGCGCCAATATTTCCTCGTGATGACGCTCATAGTAAGCGTGGGAGTGCTGCCGACATTTTTCGCGGTATTTTTCGGCATGGGTCGCGCGCCATTTCATAGTTGCTTTTCTCTGTGCCTCCGTATACTTCCGCTTCTGCGGGAGAACGGGTGTGGCGATCTCTGTGATTTCTAGGTTCATCGTTATACTATATACTGATATTCTATTTAAGTATGTTTCAATTTTATTTCATTTAGGATTTTTATAAATGTATTCTCCTTGCTGACCGACGCTATGCCCCATTGCTTCCGCATCTTCCGCTTTTTCTTCCATCACATCGCCATACTTACTAGTCAAATAGATATGCCGAAGCTGTGTACTTCCGATGCCTTTACCTAGTGCCGAATTAAGAATACGGGTAATCGCATTAAGGGCGGACAGCGGTTTCCCGTCAGCATAAACCAGTAAAGGGACAGCGAAATCTTGATTCATCGCAATCTTGCCCTTTACGGCGCGTGGGATTGTGGGGTGGTATTTCAAATATAGTGCGATGACTTGTTTCAATTCGGGAGCAACAGGGAACTTCTGTTCACCATACGCCTTGCTCGTTTTGTATTTTTCATATACGAACTCCATCTTTGAAAGGTCTAGATAATTCGCCTTCTTGTCGCTCTTGCTATAAGATGGAACAATCAACATCTCAAGGTAGTCTCCATTTCGGCGTGGTGGTTGTAATACATACAGAGATACAATCATATATTTCAGCAACGCATCGTATTCGTGGGGCGTCAAGGATTTCGGCAGTTCTTCGGCAATCTTATCCACATTATCGCCTAAACCTTTGTATTTTTCCAAGATGTCGTCCCAAGTCGGCAATCCGTCATTCGTCTTCTTGGAGGTGGTCTCCTTGATATTCTTATTCATATTCATCATGTCCGAGTAGTATGTATTGTATAGCTTCTTGTGCTTCGTGGTTGTTCCCCCCAAATTAAGGGCGGAAACAATAGCGATAATGAATGACCGCTTCGTTGTATCGGCATAATGTGCGATCTTGGAGTAGACTGCTTCTGGTTTCTCTAAAAATCTAAAGTCGGTTAGGGGTTTGCCTCCATTCAATTTCATCAGATTCTTCATATAGAGACTCACGCTCTTCGGTGCTAAACCTTTCTTCTCAAAGGCGTTCTTCAAATGTGTTTCAAACTCACTCATTCTATATTATACAATAGCATAATATAAAATATTTAGATTATTATCGCAATTATTCCTTAATGCCTCTAATCCATCGCCACCAATCACGCCAATAAGAACGCTTCTGTGCGATTTGCTTTTGCGACAACTTTGCCTCTTCTTCCGCCTGTTCTGCTTCTATCTTTGCGATAAGAACATCTAGTTTCATTCGCTCATTCGTCGCCCAATTGAGTACATCGCCATTGCTCGTATTGATTGCGAGTTCCATCGCATTAAGTTCTTCCATAACATCGGGTTTTACATTCGCTAAAATCTCGCCAACATTCAACGGCGGAGATACGGGGCGTGGAGTCTGTGGTTCTTCAGGAGTTATTTCCATCGGCGGTAATCCATGATACGCTTTCGCCGGTGCTAGTTCAGGTGAACCAAGAGGTAGTCGGTTCTTCTTCGTTTTAGACATAAAAAAAGTTAGTAGCGCAAACAGATTAT